GGTGACGGTCATCAAAGACGTGTCGTCAACTCTACCAACGATTGGTTCTGATGTCATCGCTTCGACCATGTTCTACTTTTTAGCACAGGAGCGTTTCCGAACCTAGAGTTTATTTGTGGGCCAAGGTGCGCGTTCCATGTGCCGTTTTCAAAACGGATGACGCGGTGTTCTTTGGCCAAATTGAATAGGCGTTGAGCTTCCTTGGCAACGGCCCTAGAATCGCCCTGGAGCCTCGATTTGATGAAAGCGAGTGCCTCGGACCGTTCGGGATCAAAAGTCTCGCCTGCGGGCCTGTGGCGCATGTTTGCGGGGGCGCCGTGGAAAAAGTCAACGAGCATGGCCCGTGTCTTCTGTCCCTTGGCGACATTGCTGGCCACCATGAGGCGGAAGTTTTCCGATTTCATCTTTGGTTAACGAATGCGACGAGCTGGTTGAATGCGGCCTGCAGGTCGGCGACCTTAGTCTCCAATTTGCGGATGCGGTTGTTGGTGATTGCGGCGGCAGCCTTGTCGCGGGTCTCGTTGTTCGAGTGGTCCCAGCCGATCCACGAGCGGTCCTGGCGGTCGAAGACGACGATCTTGCGCGAAGGCCGGCGGATCTGTTCCCAGATGGCCAAGGCTTGAGGCAAGTCGCAGTGTTCGACTTCGCGGATGTGAGTGATGACTTGCGACTCCTCGGGTCTTCCGCCGGTGAGTCGTGGCATTGATCGGTACTTGGCTCGGTAGTTCATTGGTTTTGTTTTTGATTTTTCCGTGGAATCCGACCCTCGCCTGCAAGCGAGGGAATAGGAGGATTCCTCCCTATCCTCTCTTTAGGGAGAGGAAGCACCCCTTAGGTAGAAATGGTGTTAGGTAAAGTGATAGTTCTGGTGTTAACACTGTACTATACTCACAGGGTAACCCTTGTGTATGCACAAAGTATCAGTCGGACCTTTTCGAGTCTACTGTTTTTTTAGCGACGAACATCGCCGGCGGCGCGTACTCCCAGCAGATGCCGGCGGTGGCGTGGCGCAGCCGGATGGAGTTGGCTGGGTTGCCCATGAGATCGACCATGCCCGAACGCTTGCCGCGCTTCGTGAGCGTAAAGGTAAACGTCGGATCGTCGCCCTGGCGTTGCAGCACACCGACCTCGCGTGACCAGTTGGTGAGATCCGCGGATCCGGCGCCGGCGTAAGCCAGGTCGGATATGTTGCCCTTGGCCTGCTCACCTCGAGGTGGCTTGGGCATGTGGTGCAGCCAGATCCAGACGCAGCCGGTCTCCTGCAACACCGGGTTGAGGTGGTTACGCAGGAACGTGGACATGAATTTCTGTTCACTGATATCGTCGCCGGCATAGGATAACAGCGGGTCGGCGATTAAGATGTCGGCTCGGTGGGAGACGATGATGGACCTGGCCAACCGAATGAACTCAATGCCGGTCTTCACCGTCTCGTCAAAGAACCGGATGTTGGTGTTGAGCGTGGCGAGATCCTCACCGCTAAACCGCATCGCCTCGACGACGCCGCGGAATGCCTCGGCCATGTCGCCGGTGTCGTTCTCGGCCTGCACAAACGCGACGCGCAGGGGACGAATCGGTTTGATGCCAAAGAAGTGCCGCCCGAGACCAAAGGTCAAACCGAGTTGCATGGCGAAGGATGACTTCCCAACGCCACTCTGGCCCACGATGGTGAGCGATCCGCCGCGGCAGAGCCAACGCTTGCCCAGCACATTGTTGGGATCGTGCTCGGTATCGTAGTCGAGCAGCTCCTGCGGTGTGGTGGGTGCAGCGATCTCGGACTGATCACGCCAGTCGATCCACTCCTGCCAGGTCGGCAGTCCGATGTTGAGCGCCACCAGACGCTGCTCTGTATCGCCCCGCATGATACCGGGGAGCCGGCTGAACCGGGATGGATTCTTGTTGGCCTCGCAGGGCTTGTGGTCGCCAAGAAAATCGTACACCGCGTCCCGGCGCTCATCGAACTCGCGCTTGTCGGATGCATCGACGCGCACCCAGGCGTGAAGTGACCGGCCACCGGAGTCGATGACTGCGGCGATGGGGAGCTGGCACTGGGTGATGATCTGGAGCTGCACGTCCTTTGGCTTGTCGTCGAATTCAATCAGCACATGCCGAAAATCGGCCACGTTGGCGTCGCTCCCGGCGTACTGGTCGGGCTTGGTGGGGTTGATGCGGATCCATGCGCCGGCCTCCTTACCTTCCCAGATGGCGTCGGGGAAACGCTCGAGCCACCGTGTGAGCGGCATAAACGTGCCTGATGCCGAGGGGAACCATTTGCCGCGCTCCTCGTCGTGCCGAGCCTCGTTGGTGATGCAGATCCAGTCGTTGGGGAGAAATACCGTCTGGAGAAACTTCCTTGTGGCATCGTAGCCGGTTAACTCGGTGCTCGGTGCTGGCGCCGGCAGACTGCGCACGATGAACTTGCCGGTGGGTGAGACGCACGAAGGTCGGCGCGGGCTGATGTCGCCGATGAGATGGCCAGCCGGCTTGTCGTGCGGCTTCTTGATGGCCTCATCTATCTTGTGCTCGAGTTCTCGGGCGCTCCACGGCGGCACGCACCTGGCGTTGTACTCGCCCATCAGCCAGAGCGCATCGACTTTTTGCAGCGAGAACCCATGCACCAGCGCGACCGCGACAGTGTACGCGGTGGAGTGGCCGGCTGATCCCGAGATGGCGGGCGGGCAGCGCCCAAGGTAGGCTCGGGCGCGGTCAATGGTGGTCATGGCGTCGATGTGGCGGTAGGTGGGTTCATTGTTTGCCCTCCCGTGCTTTGATCATTGCGTCTGCTATTTCATAAGCCGCGTATCCTATCCAAGTACTTGCTCCGATAGGGTCTTTTGGAATAATTCCAATCATGGCCTGCCCCGCAAAATAGTCGCGCAGGGTCATGCCCTTGTAACCCGATCCGTATTTTGGTTCAATAAAAAGAGTTGGAAAAGCTGGTCCGCCGCCGTCGATGATAGTGCTCATGGTTGCACCTCCTTCTTTGCGGGCTTCCTACCACCCAGCAGGCCATTGGCCCGCGCTGCTGCAATCTTTGCTGGCGACCGGCTTAGACCGCCGGCGAGGCCGCCGGATCTGCCGAGTTGTACTGCGTGTTTATTTTTTGGTTTCATACGGTGAAAGAGCTTCCTCTAACGCTTTGTTGAGCGACGCCTCGACCTCATTAGCGGTCGCGGCTAGTTTTTGGATTTGGTCGTGGAGTTCTTCCGCGGACCAGCTTTTTGTGTAGCAGGCAGCCATGCGGATGGCGCCCATCAGTCGCCCCAGCGCGATGCACTGTGCTTTGTCGTAGGGTGTCATGTGGCACCTCCGACCTTAACTGGCGCTTGCTCGCGGCGAACGAATCGCAACTTGCTAAAAACGTCGGTCAGCGTGTCTTCGAGTATGGCGTGACACAGCGATTCGCCATCGATCCATCCGGCGCGAAGGTAAACCCACCAGCCGTTTTCGTCTTCGTGCTCCAGTGATTCAACGGCAGGATGGGCGCGGATTTTTTGAGCAAGTTTTAAGTTCATGCGTGTCATGCGGCACCTCCGACCAGACCGGCGGCGCATCCAGAGTAGAGAGACCGTGAGGCGATAACCCCATAGATTGCACGATCAGCTGCTTTTATTGCGGCGCTGCGCGAGGAGTAAGAGGCTTTGAGAGTATCGCGCGCTGCGCTGGCGATCTCGGTGAGGAGGTGATCTTTGCTGGTGTAGCCCTTGCGGGCCGTAACAGTAGCGATGCAGCGTTTCATGCGGCACCTCCAACGGCGACGCGCTCTGAGGAGCTTACCGTCCGCCAAAAAATGTGGGCCTTGTAACCATCGCAAAAGTGTTGTGCGTAAGGCTGAACCTCAAAGGATCGGTTATCATAATTAACAAAAACTTTTCCTTCGCGGAATCGCGGTTTACGAGACTCGACTGGCTCACCGGTAAAGACTCTGCGATTCTTTCCGCGCCAGTAATCGTTGAACGGAAAACGAACGCAAATTTTACCGGTATGGCGTGAGTCAAATCTTGCTGCTTTCTCGACGTTTCGTATTTGGATTTTCATGTTGTTGTTTTTTTGTCTCGGGCGAACTGCCTCCGACACGATGAGACAAACCCAAAGCGGTTTGGGTATCAAACACAATCGGTGACTCAAAATTCAACCGCTGACCACCAACTACTTGCGCTTCATTTTAGCTGAATAGGATTTGTGATTACCCTTGCAGACTCGGCTCACGCAGGCCGGTGAACGCTGCATGCGCTCCGAGATGGTACACTGCCTCATGCCCGACGCATGTAGCTCTAAGATCTTGTCGTGCTCCTCTCGAGTCAGGCAGTCGCGTCGCCTCATAATTTGATCGCGGTCCACTCGAGGTTTCATGCCCGTGATGTTAGGTCCGCCGGAAAATTTGTCGCAGTACTTCCTCAAAATAAACTCAATGTTCTTCAGAGTCTCAGTGACGGAATTCATTTCTTTTTTGGTCGGCCACCTTTCTTGCCGTTGCGCCTCGCGGCGTCAGATTTTTTTTTGGTCACGATTCCACCGAGCAATTGGCCAGCCTCAGATGGTGTGATCTTTTTTTTGCAGTGTGGGCAATTCATAGTGGTCGTGAAATTTTGTATCCCAACTTTCGATACGTTCTGACCCGAGCCAGAAATTGGGCGTGAGCAAGTGCGGCGCCGGCATCTACAAAGTCGTGAACGGTCCCGAATTCCTTGCCCTCGTGTGCCCGCATCACGCGGCCTGCACGCTGCTCGAGCTTCCCCGCGGATCTACCTCCAGCGGCGAGGATCAAGACACTGGCCCGCGGCACGTCGAGTCCCTCGTCGGCCAGACTGGTCGCGATCATGCAGCGTAGTGAGCCGCTGCGGAAATTGTCGATGGCCTCGATGCGGCGTTTCTTGCCGATTTTCGCGTGGACGACAACGGAGTCGGCGATGTCAGCCTGGAGTCGCTCACCGTGTTCGACCGTTGAGACCAGAATCAAAATGCTGCCGGGTTCGCTCGTTGCTAGGTCAACGATCTTGGCATTGCGTCGTCCGTTGGTTTTCACGATATCGGCAGTGGCCTGCCACCTCGCCCGGCGTTCGTGTTCGCTCCGGTCAATAAATGGAAAGCGCCGGCACCGACGTGCGGTCTCTGCAACGGTGCTGCATTCGATCTCACCATCAAACTGGCTGGGCAAATCAAGGTTGTGGGCCACCACTGCGCCCTGCGTGATGCTGCCGGTCGCCATGACCTCGGATCTCGGCACCGTGTGGAATTCGCGGAAGAAGTCCTTGAGCCGCAGATCGCGCTCGGGATCCGACCAAGGTGTCGCCGAGAACCCCCAGATGATGCCCTGGCACCGGCCAATGGTGGACGCCCAGGTGGCTGCCGGCATGTGGTGGGCCTCATCTACGATTACAACGTGAGCCGACGAGCAGTCGGGTTGAGCTGCTACACAGTGGGCCTCGATCTTCACTCCAAATATGCTGGCTGCGTCGAGAGCCTGCTGCACCTGCTCGCGGGTGTTGGCCAGCCATATGATGCGAGCCTGGCTCGTGAACGGCGCGGGAGAGTCTGGGTGCATACCGTCGCGCAGCGCAGCCGCGGCGATAAAAGTTTTGCCGGCGCCAGCGGGCGCGATAATAAAACCTCTGCTTTTATTTATCAGAAAATCGACGGCGTGTTGTTGATACGGTCGGAGTGTCATAAATTAGTGCGCGTTGGACAGTCGCGCCCCTGCACCCGTTAGAACGGGTTGGTTTCTGGCAGGTACTTTTTAATCTTGAGCGTCTTTCTTTCTTCCTTCGTGTCCTCCTTAATCCAGCTCTCTTCCTCGAGCTTGATCTTCAATTTCGCCCCCACGAACTGGCCCAAGAATTCTTGGAAGATTTTGGCTTTAGAAAAGTCCAGCTCTTGGCCTTCGGGGATCTCAACGAATGGGCACGCGGCCAGCAGCGCATTGACGCGCCACCAGACGCTCTCACGGTTGAGGAAATTATCCGACGCCACGCTGCCGTCAGCGCCGCGGAAGATAAGTTTGACGGTGTCTTCGCCCTTGGTGGTGAGCGATGACTCCGACTTGATGATCTCGACTGAGTAGATGCCTGGGGCATCGAATGATTTTGAGGAAGCGGAAGCGCGGTCTACTTTGAATAATGACATGACTTTTACTGGTTGGGACTATCGTTGTTGTTGTTTGCCCACTTTGGGAGCGAGAGGGTTTTGATTTCGTAGCTGTAACTTGGCCAACTATCGAATGCCTGACACGAGTTGAGCCGTGCCAGGTGCTTCTGCCGGTCGGCCTCGGCCAGCATCAGATCCGCCGGGTCTAACTCGTAGCGAGCGATGGCGTAGGGCGCCTCCTTTTCGACGGCCACGAAAACGAATCGTTTCGCGTCCATGCCCAGCTCACGGGCGAGGGCGAGGTAGTGCGCGGCCTGCACATGATACCGGTAGTTGGCGATGCTGCGGGCGAATCCTGCGGGCGAGGCGTCCTCGGTCGTCTTCAGATCGACAATCACGTCATCGACGACGTAGTCGAGCCGCGCCTTGCAGTCCACGCCGCCCTGAGAGGCGAACAGGCTGACCTCGGCGGCACCGCCAGTGATCATCAGGCCGGCATCACTACCGCGAACCGATGTCGTCATCTCGCGGATCATGTGGTAGTCATCGTGGGTCACGATGTCCTTGCCCTCGTTCTCAAATTTGAACGCCTCCCAGATGCTCTTACCCTCCTTGGTGCGCCGATCCACGATGGGAGCGACGACGACGCGAGAGTGGTATAGCTCGGGCTGGAAGACGCTCAGGTGGGTGAGCGTGCCAATGCGCATCGCTGCGGTCTCCTCGCGTTCTGCGGTGAGCCAGTGTCGATAGTGCGCTGGTGATTTGCGGAACTGGTCGAGGCCGGATTTACTGATCGCCGGGTGAGCGTGGTACTCTGCCGCCGGCATATCGTGGCGAATTTCATTCTTCATTTTCGTCCTCCATTAGGTCGAGGTACTCTTCGACGCGCTCGGAGCTGGCGTTGGCCAGAGCAAGAATGTGGTGCTTGCCGGCCAGGCTGGCCGCTTCGTACAGCTCCTCAAGTTCCTTTTGGATCTCGCGATCCATGTCAGCCAACACGGTGGCTGGGATCGATGACTCTTTGAAACTGTCACTGGCGTAGCTGCACGCCTCCTTCGCCGAGGTTTTGAGGATCGCCTGCATGTCCACCGTTTCGCCTCCGGCTTGGGCTTCGTGAACGAAGTAGGCCAGAGATTCCGTGTACTGCCGGTGGGCGTTGGAGAAGACTTCGTCTCCGTTAAGTAGCGCAGCTTGGTTTGCGTAAATTTGGGCGGTCAGATATTTTTCGATTAGGGTGATCATTTTTTAACGGCGTCGAGGAACATTTTTGAGTTGGTTACAATCTTCTTGGCAAAGTCGGGGGCGACATCGCGGAAGGTCTGGCCTTCA